CTTGTTGGCGTTGTCCGCCATGTCGATCATGGCCATGTCCGCGACCGTGGCCGCCTTTGCCGTGTCACCGCTCAGGCTGCTGATCAGCGAGGCGGAGAAGCTGGTCACCTGCTCCATGTAGGCGTTGGCGGAGAGGCCCGCCGTGCGGAAGGCCGCATCAGCGTTTGCCTTTACCACCCCGGCGTTGTCCTTGAACAGGGTCTCCACGCCGCCGATGCTCTGTTCCAGCGCGGCCCCCTGGCTGATGGCCCCGCCCAAGACCACGGTGCCCGCCAGCGTCACTGGAATGGCCACCGTCTTTGCCAGGCTCGTCAGCTGGCTCTTGATTTTGGAGATCCCGGCGGTCACGCCGTCCTTCAGCTTGACAATCGGCGTTGCGATCATCTTGCCGACTGCTTTTACCTTATTGCCCACCGCCTTGATTTTATCGCTGACCATATCCTTGATGGCCACGGCGGTGACGATTTTCTTACGCAGCGGCTCCAACCGCTGCCGCAGCTGCTGCGCAGCCCGGTTTGCCGCCGTTGCGTCAAGCCGGGCT